AACTACAACGACGCCGGAACCTACATCGACGCGCCGCTTACCGTCGCGCGGACCAATGGCGGCACCACCTTGACCGGCACGCTGACGCTGCCGAACGGCACCGGAGCCTTGCCCTCGATCGTGGGCGCCGGCTTCACCACGACGGGGCTGGCCTGGTCGGGTTCGGGCCTCAACCTCTGCGCTGGCGGCGTCTCCCGCGTGCAGATCAGCAGCAGCGTCATCGTTTCCACGCTGCCGTTCACGGGCCCCAACGGCGCTGTCTCCGCACCTGCCTATGCGTTCAGCGGCGAGGCCTCCAGCGGGCTCTACCGCAAGACCACCGGCTCGGTCTCGGTATCGGGCGCTAACTCCGAGGTGATGAATTGGGTCGGCTCGACCAAGACCACGACGGCGTTCGGCCCGGTCCTTCTTCCGGTCGGTGAGCCCACTGCAGCGCAGGCGGCCGTGCCAAAGGCCTACGTCGATAGCATCGTAGCGCGCAATATCATCATCAACGGCGACTTCCGCATCAACCAGGGCGGCTATGTCTCCGCTGCGGTGCTGGCAACCACCGTGTACGGCCATGACCAATGGAAGGCCGGTCCGCTCGGCGGCGACTACTCCTTCACGCAATTGGCGACCTCGACGCAGATCACGATTGCGTCCGGCAAAACGCTGATCCAGCCAATCGAGGACAACCGGGTCATCGGCGGTTCCTACGTGCTGAGTTGGACCGGCACCGCGCAGGCGCGCGCCGGCATCAACACGTTCGTGCCTTCCGGGGCCTACGCCGCCAGTCCGCTATTGATCTCGGGACAGACCGCAGGCGCGGCGATGGCCGTCGAGTTCAACGCCGGTACGCTCGGCACCGTCAAACTCGAAAGCGGGTCAGTCGCGACGGCGTTCGTCGTGCCGGCCTATGCGAGTGAATTGGTGCTGTGCCAGCGCTACTTCGTGCGCCCTGCCGTCGTCTTGCCACTGGCCGGTTTCGGCAACGGCGCGGGCTATCCCATGTATGTCGTATGGGCTGCGCCGGTAACCATGCGCACGACGCCGAGCGCAGTCGCGTCGTGGAGCAGCCTGGTCAACTCCACTAGCTCAGCTAACACCCTCATGGCCGATAACCGCACCATATCCTCGGCGATAACTTCTTCCGCCACCGGAGGCTTTACCGGGAGCTACACCGTTACGTCTATGAGTGCGAGGCTCTGATGGCCGACTACCAACTCACCGAAAACGAGAGCGTTGTGCTCCGCACCGCCGACGGGACTAGCATCCCCGACGATCCAGCCAACACCGACTACATGGCCTATACCCAGTGGCTAGACGACGGCGGCGTGCCGGATCCCTATGTCCCGCCCGAAATTCCTCCGCCGGAGCCGACCAATGAGCAGCTGGTGCTGGTCGATCACGAGAACCGTCTTCGCAGTTTCGAGGGCCTGCCACCTCTGACAGCGGAGGACTTCATCAACAAAATGGCCCACCCCGTCAGAGATCCCTAAGATGATCGTCAAAGAGGCTGCCGAGACCGTTCAAGAGGGTTTCAAGGCGATGCAGAGCGTCCCTCTAGCCATCGCCCTCTTACTCGTGAACCTGGCCTTCCTAGCCTTCGCTAGCTACGTTTTGGGCCGCGTCGCGGAGAACGCCTCCGAACGCAACAAAACCCAGATGGAAGTTATTACCGGCTTGGTGCATGAACTCAAGGAATGCGCCACAAGAGATAGATCGTCATGAGGCCTAATATGAACGAAGACCTTAAGTTAAGCTCTGCAGGTGCCAACCTCATTAAACATTTCGAGGGATGCCTGCAGCCGCACGCGGGAAAATATAAGGCATATAGGTGCCCCTCAAATATTGCAACCATAGGTTGGGGCCATACGAACCATCACGGGCGGAAATTTGACCTAACTTCGGTCTGGACGGTGGAGGACTGCGATGAAGCGTTTCTGGAAGATATGGAAGGATTTGAAAAGGACGTCAGACGCCTTGTTACTCGGCCGCTTACGGGCTTTCAGTACGATGCGTTGGTGAGCTTCCATTATAATACGGGCGCTTTGGGTAAATCGACGCTGCTGAAGAAGATCAATGCCGGCGATTTCGAGGGTGCCGCTAAGGAATTCCTCAAATGGGATAAGGCCACCGTCAACGGCAAGAAGCAGGTACTCAAAGGACTGACGCGGCGGCGCAAGAGCGAGAGCCTGCTGTTTCAGGGCATCACTGACGACAACTACGACGGCGATCCGGACATGCCGCTGACCTACCTGTCAGACCCGATGGCGCAAGCCGTCGACGAGCCGGAGGATTGACGCAATTGCCCGGTTTCGACGAGGAGACCGCGTGAAGTTGACGGAGAAGGCGGCGCTGCGAGCAATGAAGGGCTACGTCCAGCTTAATCGCAAGCACGTGGTAGACTGGCACGGCCGGAGGGGCAAAGTCGCGCACTCGACCACCCCAGGCTCACCCTGCGTGCTGATCACTTGGGACGATTTGAAGTACCCGGACAGCTGGCCCAGAGCGGCCGTTGAGAAGGTTGTAGAGGAGGACTGACCATGCCGGCCTCTGTCATCACATTCCTCATATACATGTGTGTTTTGGCGCTGCTGATATATTTGGCGCTGTGGGTGCTTCGCGACGTCCTCGGCCTACCGATCCCGCCCAAGGTCGTGCAGATAATATGGGTAATTGTCGCGTTACTTGTAATCTTGTGGCTGGTGCAGATGGTGTTGGGAGGCGGCCTTCATCTTCCCTCGCTCAAATAATTAAAATCCAGTAGGGTCCTTGGCGCGGCAAACTCGCCGTGTGCACTGCCGTCTAGCTAGCGGCACGAAAAGGAGGCAGATTATGTTACGTAAACTGCTATTTACTGCGACAGCACTAGTTGCGTTCACAACCGCAAGTCCTGCGGCCATTGTCGGTAATTTCGGCACCGACCCGACCTCGGCGGCCGGAGCCTTTTCCAACGATCCCAATGGCGCAGGCGTTGGTGGCACATTCTTCGATCAGTATTTGTTCGATATCTCGACGGACAGTACCGTTCTGGTGACCAACGCCACCAATACGTTTGCGGCGGGTGGCATCACCGGGCCGTTCGGTATTCAGAACTTCACTGGAGCAATCTATGAAATCGTCGGCGCCGTGGACCTGCTCCCCGGCGGCAACGACATCCTGCGGTTTGGGCCGCAGGCGGCAGTCCTCAACCCCGGCGGGTTGAGCCAATCGCTCAACGGCATCGGTGAAATTGCTGCGGGTAATTACTACCTCGCCATTGCCGGCAATGCGGGCAGCACGGCGGGCTATGGCGGCAACTTGTCGGTTGCAGCAATCGGTGCCGTGCCGGAAATCTCCACCTGGGCAATGCTGCTGCTTGGGTTTTCCGGCATGATCGTGATGGGCACACGCACCCGTCGCCGTGAAGGATGTGACTTCCGCCTGGCATAGATCAGGCGTATACTTCACCACGGGTAAGTAGACAAACTAAAGCCCCGCCTGATCCCCTTCAGGCGGGGCTCTTTTTTAGAAGAAGATCAGGAGAACTATCCCGGCAATCCCAAGCCACAATATTATGGACATGAGGTAGACGTGGAGCGGGATGCGCATCAGAACGGTGAGTTCTCTTTTTCCGAAACCTCGCCATCGTCGAACGCCGATCCTGGGCTCGGCCTGCCGTCGAGCCGCTGGCGGCCTTCGCTCTCAATGACCTGCAGATGGTTGAGACCGAACGAAACGCCTTTTTTGCCGACAGGGTCCCAAGCGAACGCCACGACGTTGGCGCGCACCAATTGACCGGACCAAACCTCCTCGGGGAGTAGAATATCCTCGCGATTTCTATCGACGATGCCTGGCTTGTTCTTCGCCTTCACGTTGATGTAGGTGCAGCCGGGACGATAGCCGTCATAGCTTTTCGTGCCGGCGTCGCGGAACGGCATTTCCACTTGCTTGAGATTGACGTTGTCGCCCCATTTCTTGCGGGCTGCCTGAGCGCAGGCTTCCTGCAGCGCTTTGTAGGCTGGGGTTTTCTGCTGCGCCTCGTCGAAAATCAACGTGCAGGAATAAACTGGGTTCTGGCCGTCGAAACCGGGGCGGGGGGTGAAAAGATTGGCAAAAGAGAGCGTGGCGTAGGGGGTGTTAAGTGCTGACATGGTGACCTCTTTGACATGAGTGACGTGGTTTGACACAGAGTTACATTACGTTGGGATCAACTCCTTTGTCAACTTTCGATTTATTTACGCAGGCCATTTAATATCTCGCTAATCCTGCCGCCGTTCGCCACGCCAACGCGATTGGCGATCTCGTGCATATGTGTGTCGGGTTCGCGCGTCGCTATCTGCCAAGCCTTGCGTATCTGCGCTGCCGTAATCGGTTTTTGTTTTTGCTTGGCCCGCCGCACGGGCTGGGCCCGCGTCATCAGCGCGAGCGCCGCATAGACATAATCCCAATCTTTATTTTGCATGCCCTCAACCAGTAGCTCTCGGGCTCGCGGTATGTTGCTAGGCGGGTTGCCTTTTTTCATGAGAATAGCTCCTCATCGTCGAACGCCGCTGCGGCATGCTGCTGATGCTTCTGGGCGAAGGATTGGCACTCGGTCTTGCGCACGCACCAGCGGCAATGCGGGCCGGCGTTCTCGGTTAAGTCGCCTAGCTTGATCTTGCGGACTGCGGGGCGAACTTCATCGTCACGCCACTGCCGCAGATCCTTCAGCGTCGTGGCGTGCGAGCGCAACGGCATACCCTCGATGCGCGGCTGGCAGATGGTCAGCGTCACCGTGGTTTGTGCCGTCGGACCCTCGACATGCTGCGCCAGGGCCAGCGCGTAGAGCTTCAATTGCGGAGCGTCGGGGTTGACGGTAACGCCTTTGCCGAACTTGAGATCGACAACATGCAGGCTGTCAGGGGCATAGACGCCGCAATCGAGCGTGCCCCAGACCACGCCGTGAGTGTGCGGAACGACGAGGCGCTTCTCCAGAACAACTTCGGCTCCGGGCAAAGCCATCAAGCCCTGAACATGCGTGACGTACGGGTTCAGCGCCCGGCACATTCCGGGAGAGACGATGTATTCGTCACCTTCAACGGTGACCTTGTCGGGCAGAAAGATATCTCCGCCCAAGATCATCTCGGCGACCTTGTGCGCCGCCGTCCCTTCGCGGGCGTATTTCGACGAAGGGCGCAGCATGTCCTTCGTTTTGGTCACCGATGCTGGGCACGAAAGCCACATCGCGGCAGACGAGGGTGAGCATGCGGCGTGCCGGCTCATAATGAACAAACTCGGCAAGTGCCGATATCCCGAAGCCCCGTCAGGGTTTCTTTCACTGTCTTCGGCACCCGTCCTCCTTCGAACTCTTTCCGCAACTCGCGGAGCGGCGTCGGCCAAGTGTCGCGCCCTGGCGTCCTGTATGTTGCTCCGAATATGAACTCGTCAGCTTCGGCCTCGGCCCACAACTGCGGAAATTCTTTCCACAGTGTCCACCATTCGCCGATGCGCTGGTGATAGCAGCGTGCGCAGTCGGTACGTTTGGGGATGGTTATCTGACGATCAAACAAATAGTCCCAGACTTCATTCAAGCCCCAACCCCATTCCCGCAGTGGAAAGCGCATGGTAACGCCAGAGATGTCGGCATACGCCCCGCCCGCGCGGCCTTCCTCGTCAGCGCGCAATCCGACATAAGAGACGCAAGGGGTATTGTTCACGAGCCAAGCTCGATACGGCTCAATCTTGAGAATGCGGGTGCAGAACCTAGCGCGAAAGTTGGGCAACATGTTCTGCTCGCTGATCACGCCCTTAAGCCCCGTCGTGTGCATGATGGGGAGAATACGCTTGCCGAGCCGCTCTCCGAGTGTCTTCCAGTGGGCAAACATCTCGGGAAGTTCGTCGCCAGTCGGAGTACAGATATAAGTGTAATCAACTGCAGGATTTAACTCCCGCAGCCGCAGAGCAAGACAAGTGCTGTCCTTGCCGCCCGACAAAGCAACAACGTGTTTCATCGGTCCTCCCAGCCGCCCAGCGCTGCCGCCACAGCACGCAGCGCAAAAAATACAAGGATGCTGCCGACCGCCGAGAGCGCGATGATGAGGCAGCATGCATTCATGACGTAATTCCAATCACAAACAGCACGACGAGCACCAGAGCGATGCCGACGCCAGTCGCCAACGCCACGAAGACAACCATGCCGTCCATCGCCTTCATGTCAACGCGCCGTTGTCGATGGCCTGGCGGATCGGCACGAAAGCCTCGGGGGGCAGTTCCCTGAACGCTTTGGCGCCGTTGCCGAAGCGGCTCAGCAGTTCGAGCACTTCCTGCTGGTGGCCGTTGGCGTAGGCAGTCCGGAGGTCTTCGAGGGTTTTCTGGCGCAGCTTCACCATCTCGGCCGGGTCCTCGAATAGCTCTTCCGCCGGCTGCTCTACAATCGGAGGCTTTGCCGCCTGCTTCTCCACCGGCTTCTCCACCGGCTTCTCTACAGGCTTCTCTAAATCGTTGCGGAGGGTTGTGGCGTATGCCTGCGCCTGCGTCTTCGCAACCCTCTTGGCGGCAACTCTCTCCAGTGCGGCGATACGCATCTTCTCGTCATTCGCCAACTGCTTCTCGGTGCGCTCGCGCTTGGGCTTTTCCACGGGCTTAGTCACAATCGGGTCCACCGGCTTAACCACAGGTTTTTCCACCGGCTTAGTCACAGGGGCATCAACCTTTTGGACAGGCTTAGGCTCATCCGCGTATTCGCGAACTTTCAGAACGACGTCGGCGATAAATACCGATACCTGGTCAACAATGTCGGCAATGTCCTGGCCTTCAAACGTGATCTTCACTGCTTTTCTCCTTCGGGGGCTTGGTCGAATAGTTGGGTGAACTCGCGGGCCTTCCTCACAAGGAGGTCGTTGATTAGATCGTCCACGGTGCCTGCCGCCGAGAGCATCCTGGCGACGACGCCGTCCTTCTGCCCAATGCGGTGCACACGGCACGCGGCCTGCGCATTGTCCATCGGGGTCCAGCTGCTCTCAACGAATACCACATCGGAGCATTTGCACTTCGGCCCTACCAGGGTAATCGCGGTGCCGGCGGCCTGGATGTTGCCGACAAAGACCCGGCATTGCGGGTCGTTTAGGAACTTATCAACCTGTCTCTCCCGCTCGTAATGCGGCGTGTTTCCCACGATCGACGCCGGGGAGTACTCGCCGAGGTGCCGCGCCAGGGCGGCAATGACATGGGCGTGGTGCGCGAATACCAAAACCTTGCGGTTCTCGGGAAGGTTATCGAGCATATCAACAATGTACTCGGTGGCGCCGCGAAGCTTGGCGATCCCCAGCATTCTCCGTACCGACATCAACGCGACGCTCGAGGCCATCCGCCCCAGCGCCGCGGTCAGAACGTCGAGACCTGCGGTTGTACCCATATCGGCCACCGCCTTGGTGACGGTGCGTTCGAGCATCTCGCGGTCGGCCTCGGAGAGGTGCGCGGGATCGAGCGGCACCGGCACGGTGTCCCAGAGGATGGCGGGAAGATCATCGAACACGTCTTCCTTGCGGACCCGCATCATGAAGGGAGCGATGATCTTCTTAAGCACGTCGAGGTTCTTCGAGCCCTCGATGACCCTGATCATGCGGCTGCCGCCGAAAGTCTTGTGGGTGACACGGCAGAACTTCTCCTCATATTCGGCCCGCGTCATCTTGATGTTCTGCGACCAGCATAGGCTGAGCAGCGTGTAGAGGTCACCGGCATGGTTACGCATCGGGGTGCCCGAGAGCGGCACGATTTGGCCGAGCTTGGGAGCGGCGCGGCGCAGTGCTTTGACGCGGTTGGTGTCGGAGGCATTGAAGGCGTGGGCCTCATCGAGCGCGGTCAGCTCAAAGGGCTTGCCGGTCGCTAAGGCCGCGGGAATGGCGCCGTCGCGCTGCGACATCAAGCCGTGGCTGACAATATAATAGGTGGCGGAGCGGTTGAGGTCGGCCAGATGCCGAACGACGACGAAGGTGGCCTCGACATGCCAGAGCGTAATCTCCCGCTTCCAGACCAGCACGGCGGAGGCCGGGCAGATTACCAGCACCCGCTTGGCTTTGCGCAGCTTGACGGCCTCGAGGAACGTCCTTGTTTTGCCGATCCCCATATCAAAGCCGAGATAGGTCGGCACGCCTGCGACGATCCGTAGCGCGCCGGCCGTCTGATGGGCGAACAGCTCATTCATGCGAAAATCTCCGAGCGAGGGAGTACGCAGCGGACCCAATACCAGTCACCGATCAAGAGGGCCTCGGCCCGGTCGGCGTCTTTCTTTCTGTCGAGGTGCCGGTTGTGGTCCGGCCATTTCTTGATAGCGAGAGCGCGCGAAGCCTCCTTGTGCGAGCCGAGACCGTGGAAAGCCTTCCACTGCGACGGGGTCACAAGCGTCAGCGGCAGCCGCAGGGCGCCGGCAACGCCGTGGATGATCCCGACACCCATCCCGAACTTAAACGTACTGGAGACGCCTTGCTTAGGCATCGCGTGCACGTTCTCGACCACCATGTGCTCCACCTTCATGTCCGAGAGCGCGTAGGCGAAAGCGGCGCTGTCGACCATGCCGTTGACGGTGCGGAGGTCGTCCACGAATACCGGTGTGCCGTCGTGAAATACCGCAAGGGCAGCATGGACAGCGCCGGGATCTATAGCGGCAAAGATCATTTGCAGCTCGCGGCAAGACGCTTGAGCGAATGTTCCAGCACCAGAGGACCGCCGGGCACGACGGCGGCGATTTTATCATTCAGAGCCCACTCTGCTTCAACCCGATCCTTGAACGCCCATTTTTCACGCGCGTGTTCCAGGGCTTCTTCCGTCTCGCTCCAGCTCCACAAAGCCATTCCGGCAACCACGAGCGCCACGACGACGACAATATTTATAAGTTCTGCCACAGCTCCAAAAGACGGCAGCACGTACCAGAGAAGACAAGAGAATACGGCGGTGCTGGCAAGCGCCACCCACAAGATACCTCTGCATAGCTGCATCATTTTCGTGCGCCCTTCTTCTTCAGCCGGAAGTCTCGGATCAGCGCGTCCATCGGGTTCTCAATCAGGTTCTCGGCCTGCGCTATCGCGAACAACGCCGGAGACCAGGATCCGGGGATCGAGTTACGCGTCACCCAGCCCTGCATAGTATCGGCACCGGGCGGAAAGAACCCGCGCGCCATCAGCTTCTCGGCGACGGCGCCAACGCCGCCGAGCTTCTCAATCATGTCCTTGATTTTCCACGCCGGAGGTGCGGGTGAAAATATCGTTCGTTCACGTCTAGGCATCTCAGCTCTCTCCAATTTCTGTCTGGCCATCTGTTTCCCAATAGCCAGACCGCTGCCACGACGCGCGGCCCGCGAGATGGAGCTCGTCGGCAGGGCGTGCGGTAAAGGTCTGTTCCTCGATCCGGGGCATACAGAATACGTCCAGCTTCTTGTTGCGCTGCGCCCACGCGACAGCTTTTGATTTAGTCGGGAATTCCTTGCGCAAGGTGATCTCTTCTTGATCGCAAAAGTCCCACATCGTGTCTTGATCCGGATCGCCGCCGCCTGCTGTTATGCAGGCGACGCCACTGGCTTGGTCGAGATACTCCACGAGGTAACGCCAGTCTCCGAGCTGCGGTTTTGACATCTCAATGCTCCGCCATGCTGTCGAGATCGTAAATAAAACGGTCATCAAACCCCGATAGTTTTTCGACTAAATCCGCAACTGCGGCCCAGCGGGTGAGACCTTTGCCGCGTTCAAAAACGTTACCCGGAGGATTGGTGAGATATGCGATGTACTCACCTTTTTGCGTCGTGCGGGTAATGAAGCAATCAGCGCTTTCCGAGAAATAATGCGTGCGTTCCATCTCAATGCTCCACCAGCTTAACGGTCTTGAAGTTGGTCTTCCTGACGAACGGGGCAATCGCTTTCTCACCGAAGGTCTCAATCAGCGCTTTCTTGTCCAGCGTCTCGCGGACGCCAGGGACAATCGCGGCGGTGTACTGATCGCCCTGCAGGTCGGCGCCATCGGCGAGCAGTTGGTCACGCAGCTCGTCGGCACGCTTTTCAAGCGTCTTGATTTCCGCGCGTACCGCCGAGAGCGCATCGGCGGGGTGAATGTTGGGGAGTTCGACTTTAACGGGGGCGGCCATTGTGAGGCTCCCCT